TTTCACTATGGAGGCTAGTAACCTCCCCATTGTCTCAGGACAATGTGAGTCGCCGGTGGCTCTAAACACCGGCACGGTTTCGGTACGGCCTATTTGGCCGTCTATAGTCGGACGGACTATGAATCAGCAAATAGCTGATTTGAGGGCGTATAACTCTCAACTAAAGACATATCTTGGTCTTTCGGAAGACTTTCTTCCAGCAAACCCTGCCACCGAGGGACCCCAAGTGAGATCTGGGGACGAAGTTCTTGTAACTTCAGGCGTCTCGGGTGAGCTTCCTGCGATATTTATTCGCAGTAACCGTCAATTTGACGGACGTGAAAATGTTTCGCGAGAGTTTTCGAGGAATCCTCTTCTTAAACTCTGTTGCAGACTTGCAACTTTTTCCACTTCTAAGAGTGGAGTTGTACAAGAGTACAAGAACCTCAAAGGTTCTAAACGATTATATCGTATGGTAGGTTATGCTCTACCGAAGAAAACCTTCTTCAACATGACATTATTAACGTCAGACCAGTGGGAAACACTGGAACAATGTTGGGTAGCCAACATGCATACAGTATTACTGCATCCGGATTTTAATCCGATGTTGTGGGATCCACGACTAATTTCTTCAATTAAGAAATATAAACTTTGGTTTTTAAAGTTCTTTTGCAAAGGCAAAATCTACAGAAAAGGATCTGTTCAAAGAGTTTCTCTTAAAAACCTTGATAAAGGTTTAAAGGCCTTAAAGACCTTAGCTGGATATTTCCAGTTTTATCTCTGCAGTGATGTAGAGAACCGGAAGCCTCCGGAACTTTCCTTTTGGAAAGGGTGGGACCATGTCTCACGCCAGATGAAATTTGTCTGGTTCGACGGACATCTCCGTCGGTTCCGATATCTGGAACGGGATCTAAGCGACTCGGATCTTGTCGCTTTGTGCCAAATTCGCACATTTGGTAGAGCCCTACCATGTCCATCCCGATCTACTTGTCGGAAGGATCTTCTTGAGCAAATCAAGATCCTCACTACCGATCGTGAGGTCAATCAAGATATTCTTGATATAGTCGAAGAATCGGCTAATCGTCTTAGTAAGCGATGGGGCATTAATGAAATGCCCATGCAGACACATTTTAGTGTCTCTACTTCAGGATGTGTTGAAGTTCCGGGCTCCAAAGGAGGCCAGGCCGGATATTTCCGGCAAAAGTACATCCCATGGGCATGTACTGACATCGAAGATGTCACTGTTTTATCAACAGTTCCTACCAAAGCCGGTAGGTACGAGAGTAATACTCTTAGACAGTATGTTAATACTGTATTTCCGAGATGGTTTCGGAACATAACTGATTGTTATGGGAATTTTATATTCCAAGACGATACACTCGTCGGCCACGAAACTCGTGGGCCAGAACTCTATGAGTTCTTATTTAGGCGTGGATCCCACACCAGGAGGAAGGACTTTGCTGAAGCCCTTTACGGAAATTCCGTATTCCCTAATGAATTAGGGAGTCTCTTGTTGCTATTTGCAACAGCTGAAGCATTTCAGCAAGGTCATTTTGTTGACCTACTCGGTGTACGAGTTAAACCGGATGTTATCCTGTTATGTGGAGATTTTCCACCCATTCCATTGTGGAGTGGTTACCGAAAATTACGGTATAAGGTGGAGATACCACCTCTGGTCAAATTGACCTGCTTGGCTGAACCAGGTGCCAAGACTCGCCCTTTGGGCAATAACCAGGTATGGTTCCTGGTAGTAACGCGTATGATGCGTTTTATGATTGAACCAATCATGGCCAGAGATGGTCGACTGAGGATTGGCCTCAGATCCACAAATAAAATGTGGAGTTTTCTGAAGTTTCTTCAGACGAGGATGACTCGATCTGGCAAATATGGCCAGAGTTCTGATTTTAAATCAGCAACGGATTTTATTCCGTTATCAATCATCCGAGCGATTTGGCTCGGCTTAACTAAGACGTTAAGTGATCGACACCCTTTTATGGTGTTTTTCGACCTTATTGTGTCGAATAGGAGATTAGCTCTCCTTGATTTCCATGAGCTCATGGATTCGCTGTCTTACAGCGATGAAGAAGGGAAAGTTTCCTTCATCCACAGATGTGGATCCTTTATGGGTGAAGCTCTTAGCTTCATGACCTTAAATATGGTCAACGTCATCATTGATGACATTACGGATACAGTCTTCCTGAACCCCGATAGGTTCGGGTTGTCCTTAAATAGGACAAAGGATCACTTGGGTGTTCCTAAGGATTGGATTCCGTCTATTGGAGATTATTCCAATTGTCCAGTAATACTGGTCCCTGAACCATCGGCAGGGTGCGGCGATGACTGGGCCGCAGTGAGGGAATTTTCCTCACAAATTCTTCTCTGGAAGAATATAGCCATGCAAATCGGCATGGTCTTCTCATGGAAGGACGCTGTATCACAGCGTATGTTGATCTTCTGTGAGGATCACGCTTTAATGCGTAGAGACGGCAAAGTCGTCTATGTTGACGTGATTAAATCACGTTTGTTGACTACAATGACTCGTCAACACTCCGACAATCGGAGTAGCATACTCGGTAAAGGCCGAATGCTTCGTAATCAATTAGATTACTTTGAGAACAAAGCTCTCAAATCGTCTATTATGACGGTATATCGTGAAATATTTTCACGCGTCTATAAAGACACACTGGAACATTCCAGGTTGCCAATTTGGCTACCACCGTGTTGCGGTGGACTCGGTTTCCCTCTCTTAGAGGGTGAGATTCCGAGTTACGGATGGAAATACATCCGTCATATGTATGACATATTG